CATCGGACAAGGTCTTCAGAGCGTGCGCCTTTTTGGAGACTTCGGTATCCGGGATCAGATCGACTGCATCTAGGAGTTTACCTGCTCGCTCCATGATCTGCTGAGACACGGACTTGTGCTGGTCAATAACCTGCTTCATGTCCACTTCTTGCTCTTGGATATGCTCGATGATGCGCTGTTCTGTTTCCTTGCGTGCCTTGGACAGCATGTCGTCACTGATGACCGAGACTTCCCTGGACCACTCTTCGCTCTTCTTGCGCCTGTAGACGGCTGCCTCAGTCAGGTTGAAGGTATCCGCTAGGTGCTTGACGGGCACACCTGCTTCGTACTCGGCACGGATCTTAGCCCATACCGCTGCTGGAAGAATAATGCGTGGCTTGCGAGACATTACTTCTTAGCCTTCGCTTCGGCGGCTTTACGCATCTCGCCTTTCATTGAATCTTTCATCTTTTTCATTTTGCCTGTTGGCACGATTGCAATGATTGCGGCTGCTTTCATGGGCTTTTTCTTGCCCTTGCCTTTGCCCTTGCCCTTCATGTCCATCATATGCATGACGCTAACTCCATTTCGTTTTGTCAGCCCAGTACGCTGCGCTCATCTTGCCTTTAGCAATGTTCTTAGCGTGTCTGGATTTGAATGATTTACGTTTCATCTTCATGCGATCTGTTTCACCAGCCTTGGGTTTGCCTGCTGTGCTTGCCCCTTGCTCGCCAAACGGGATCAACTTCACTTGATTACCTTCTTTAGCCATCACCACATGCGACTTCTTTGAGTGGCTCGGAGTGCGCTTGGGCTTATTGAACCCCTCGAGTCCTCGTTTCTTCATCAGGCGACGGGCTGCTGCGATCCGCTCGGCGCTCATGCCAGCCCTTTACCTAGGCCATGCTGTGAGTATTGCTTGCCTTCACGGGTTGCTTTGGCTTTCTTCGCCTCACCCTTCTTGAGTGCAAGCCTGCCAGCTGCTGTACTCTTGAGACTAGCGATACGCTTCTTGGGCAAGTACACACCTGAGCCCCCTTGACCTGGCTTATCTTTGCCTGAGTACTTCCAGTCCTGCTTGGTCCACTTGCTGAGCGAGGTCTCTTTCTTTGCACCGGAATAACCACCGCCTCGCTTCTTGTACATCTGGGTAGCAAGCTGCATGGCACGGGCGCTGTGCTTGCCGCCCATCTTAGCCTTGGCGTCTCGTTTGGCTTGCTCCCATTTAGCGGGATCGGTCTTAGTTGCGGTCTTAGCCATTACTTACGCGCTTTGGCTTCCGCTGCTTTGCGCATCGCCTTCTTGGTTTCTGCTTTGTCGAGAATTTTGTTGATACGTGCTGCTTCTTTTTTGCGTGCAGCGACTAGGGCCTTCTTTGTTGGCCTTCCGGACCTATCTTTCTCTGCCCTTCTAGCATCTAAGCGAACACCGAAATCCGTCATGCTTGGCTGCGACTGAGCTGGCTCACCTTTCGCAAGACGCTTAGCGGCATTGCGGAAATACGCTGGGTTGTCTTCTATGGTTTTCTTTAAGAAGTTACGGAAGCCGCCCGCCTCTTTGCTTCTTCGCTCCAGCCGCTCGGTTTCAAGTTTATCGAGCCGCTTAGCTTGTTCTGACAAGCTTAATTTAGAAAACCCAGGGCTTGACTTTTCGAGCCTTACGGCCTGCTCTGTGTGACGACGGTAGCGGTTGTCGTCATCTGCCAGAAGCGGCTCTTTGACAGTCCTCATTTTAAAGTTCGGCTTCTTCTTAGCCATCAGACTTCCTTCCCGATAATTAGTTGCTGTCTTAGCCATTACTGCTTCCGGTCTTTAGCTTCCGGGCTTTAGCTTCCGCTGCTCTGCGAAGCATCTCGTTTTTCCGCTTGGTGCTTCTCTGGCTTTCATATGTGCTCATCCGAACCGGAGGCGGCTCTTTAATTGCACGCATTTTAAATTCTTGCTCCTTGCGTGCTTTGGTTAGCAACTTTTCGGCTTGCTCCTTTTTTTTGCCTGGGAATTCTTTAAGGAGATCTAACGCCGTCTCACCGCCCAACAAAAGACCCTTGAGCACGCGGGATTGAGGGTTCGCCATGCCCGCCTCTACAGCCAGCGTGATTAGGCCTTCTGTAAACTTGCCCATGTCAGTGTGAGTACGCTTCTGCATGTTATCTTCAATACTCTTAGGGTATGCCATCAGACTTCCTTCCCGATTGCTGCGCTGATCTTTGCGTAGTGCCTGCGCATTTCACCTAGACCTTCTTTGATTAGGCTTTCAGTGTCTTGCATTTCTTTATCGATACTGTCGAGACGGGTTACCCAGTGCAGGCGCTCTTGGTCATATTTATTGACGACTTCCATAAAGCGATCACGGACTTCTGCTTCTCGCCTATTGCAGTCTTCCATCTGTTCTCTGAGCTGGACTTGAAAGCTGTCGGTCAGCACATCCATTCGTTTAGCCATCTTGAGGTACAACCAGAAGATCGCACCAGACGCCAAGCCTAGAGCGCCAAAGTCTGCCAGCATTTGTAGTATTTGATTACTGTCCATGACATGGGCTAACTACAGCAAGTTAACCACACTCCGCAACAACAACACTCTAGGAAGGCTGCACATGCGATCTGTGAAACTGACGACGACCGTGATTCGAGGGATTCTTGCTTTAGGCAAGCCAGGAATAAACGAAGCGCTCCATTACACGCTCACCCCAGAAGAGCTAAAGAGAAAAGGCCTGTCGAAGATTGATATCGACTCAGCGAACAAAGCACTCGACTGGGCAGCTAGCGTTTCAGCAGGACTCCAAAGCAAACCCCCAAAGAAAGAACCTACCTACAACGACCTTGTAATCCCCGACTTCGACTAACCTGCCAAAATGGCAGTCACTGTAGGGTTAACTCCGACTGTCAGAATGGCAGTCACCTGAAACCCACGAGAACCTCGTACCTAACAAACCCTATTGCAATTCTAAAAACTCACATGGTAAGAAAATAGATAGTAGCCTGTTAAATGCTATTGAGCCTGTTCGCTCTAGCAAGCACGATCCGCCAGCATTACACACGATCCTGTCAGCTCCCACTAAGTATTCTTCTTCTTATTGAGGGTTCAAAAACTCGTTCCGGGTGGAAGGGGTGATAGCAACAGGGAACGGATTCGGGCTTTTGGTATCGCCTTGGAAATACAGCATTATCGCCCGAGCGCCTGAGTACCAAACGACACCGCAAACAACCATCGATTGCCGCCACGAACCACCACCAAACCAGTTCAGCCCACCACCCCCCGCCGCCCCATGGTTCTAGGTTCTTCGGTTCTAGGTTCGCTACCACGCAAGCAAGGTAACCCTACCCACCCACCCCAAGGGATACACACCCTACCCATCACATCCCACACACGTACGCATGCACGCGCGCGCGAAGCCAGGCATCATACCCTTGAACCAAAAGAGCTAAATGGTAATCCCGTGGCAAGGTTCTGCCCAAAAGCTAATTCGTTTTGAGTTGCTCGTTTTGAGATGAAGCTTCGGCTTTTGCTGTGCTGGTTTGCGTCACCTTTGAGCGATTGCCCTGAGTGTTGAGCGCCACTCTGATTGCCCTTGAGCCCTGCTAGGAAACGGCGTGGAAGAAAGTGCTTTCCGGTTGTTTGATAAACTGCTATGCCGGCCCCGTTGTTCAACCCCAAACCGCCAACAGAAAGGCAAACCAAATGAACATGACCTACACACAACGTGCACTGCGCACCCTGATTCAGACCGGCGCACTAGCCGACAAGGGCTCAGCCCTATGGTCGAGCCTAAGCGTCCCCGTGCGGCGTGGTCCGATCGCCCACCAGCACCTTGAGTCGGGCGCCTTCGATTGCACTATCGAGGTCCCCGTGATCCTTGGCGGCGACCGTGAATTCCACACCCCCGCTCATGACTTCGTTGAGTTGCTGTGCTTGACCGATGGCAAGCCCCCCGCTCTGGCTGACTTGTGGGGCAAGGTCTACGCCCCTCTGGACGTGGTGTTGAGTGATAGCACCCAAGATCACATTGACAGCGGGTTTCGTGTTCGATCAGGCAACCGATACGCACGCCTCGAACCGAACGGAAACGACACGTTCGAGGTGGTCGCTATTGATCGGGTTGACGTCCAAGGCGAATTAGACCCCGCCCTTGGCGCCCCTAAGACTGACTCTCCCTTGGCTCACTTCTTTTCAACTATGGAAGGCCAAGAAATGAACGTTGAGGGTCAGCCCCACTCCAGCATTCCGTACTGCGTGAATGTCCTTGTGGCTACAGTCCGAGTGACCCTTGGTTTCGACTTTGCCCAAGACGATTTGAGCGTGCCAGCAGGGGACGCCCAGCACTGTGCCGACCTTCTGGTGTGGGCTCTGGATCAGATCAACGACATGAGCGAAGCCTACAACGAAGAGGGGCTCCCCACGGGGCTTGCCGTATCCATGCCTGCGGCCCGTCGCTTCATCGCTCTGACCACGAAAGGGGGTGCCAAGTGATCAGCATCACCCTTACCGACGAACAGGCCGAGATGCTCTTCCACTTGCTCGACATGCACGAGCGCTGCGCCAGCGAGCAGGAGGAGCAGGAATTGGCCCACACAGTGCGCCGCAAAATCGAAGACGCAGAAGACATGAAAGGGGGTGCCAAATGAGCATCAATCTACACTTGAGCAGCGCCGAGGCCGAGCAGGGAGCCCCCGACTGCCCATCTTACACTTGCCCCAAGTGCCACCGCGGGGTGATGCAATGCGCCACTAATCACGGTGACGGGTCAAAGGGGGTCCACTTCAGTCTGTTTGACTTGGACGCCCTCGACTTGATCTCTCCTAAAAACCTCTCACAATAAACACCCCAAACCACGCCACAGAAAGGCAAAACCATGTCGTATAGAATCAACAAAGCACACCTCGAAAACGTCCTCTTTCATATCAATGATGTGACCGGAAACAAGCCGGAAGCATGGACCCAAAACGAAGAGGGGAAGTGGCGCGCCAATATCGGAACCTATGTCCTCGATTGGGCTTATGGCGGCGCTCAACTGGTTCAACTCACAAGCGAGGGCGGAGGGCAGCGCAACATTACGGGCCGCGGCTCTAAGCGCGAGACCTACTGGCGCATGCAAGCGTTCCTTATGGGTCTTCACGCAAGCGCTAGCAAGCCTTCCCCCTCTGCTATGCCGTGACGCTTTACCCTTTCCACAAACCACTAGCAGGCGCCCCTCAGGGGGCGTCTTTTTGTTTTTACTCTGGAGGAGTACATGAAGAATTTGAGATTCGAGGGCCTGCAACCTGAGACCCAAGCCGCCCTGCTAAGGGACCCACTGATCACCGAACAAGAGGGGGCGCTGCGTGTCTACATCCCCTCAAGGCGAAAGCCTGCGCCCGCTGCTGAGGTGGTGCGCTTCTACTGCGCTTGTGTGGTGGCTTGTGATCCTACGCCCAGCGCGACCACCGCCAAGCATTACGGCGTGACCGCTCGCCGTGTTCGGCAACTTACGGAAAAGGTACGGGCAGGGGCTGAGCCTTTCCCTGTAGATCTTCCCGATAGCGAAGCCTTGAAGATGATAGAAGAAACGAAGCTGACTAGCGCCCTAAGTGTTCAACTTAAAAGAAGTGGGTCCCGGCGAAAGGCAGAGGCGCAGCTGGGAAGGGGGCCCCGGCTTTTTGATTTTCCTGAAGACGGTTGAGAAATAAAAACAACGGGGACCGGCTAACCCCCTGCAAGATCAGCAGAGTTATTTTAGAGATGGATCTTGCAAGGGGGCCCTGGCCTGTGTATATCCCTATCACCCCAAACCCAAAACCATAGGAGGCATTATGGGTTATCCACGTCGAGGCAATCTGCCAGCGACCAAAGAAGACAAACTGATCTACGAGCTGGTGAGTTGCGCAGTGAACGACCTACACCAGGGCATCACTCGTTTGGCTATGGCGCAGCACACCATCGAGCCACGCACTATCAAACAGCGTCGCGTAAGCTTGGCTCTAGGCGATATCAACGAAAAGCTGATCGATATTTTAGACTGGTTGCACCCGGAGCATGAGCTTGAGCAGTCGGTTGGGGCTTTGGCTGGTTACGATCCCGCAACCCTATCCTTTGAAGGAGACAAAAATGATTAGCAAGTGGGTCCACTACAAGCTGCACTGCATGGTGTGCAAGACTCCCATTGGCGCCACGGTTCGCCGTCGTCATGAGCCCGAAGTCGAGCACCTCTGCTTTACTTGCCCAGATCCTGGCACGCCAGAGCCCATGGGTTTAGACCGTATCTTGGCGGATGATCCTCTAGGGTTGCTAGGGGGTGATGCATGATCTTCGCCCTACGCAAACGCAAAGACGCCTACGTTGATTGGCATGCCGACATCGATGGCAAGGGCTCTCGCTGCTTGATCGCTATGGACAGCAAAGGCGCTACGATTGTGCGCTTATTCGACGGGGTCTCGGGCTTGGATGCTCGCTTCACCGGATCGGCTGACAGCGTGATCGAGCGAGCCGCTGAATTTATCAAACGCAAGACGGGGGTAGAGGTTCGCATCGTCGCGCCTGTTCTTGATAACCATGAGGGAGGGTCAAACGATGACCAGTGAGTTTAAATGTAGAGTCTGTGAGGGCTGGGGCCAAGTGGTCGTAGCCGAGCAGACCAGCAGCCATCCAGCTGACGTGCGAGAGTTTGAGTTGGATTGCCCAGACTGCAAAGGCGACGGCACTGTCGATCAGGCCACGCATGACGAGCAGCAGCAGTACACCGGTGACTTCTACGATACTGCCTGCCAAGAGGCGCTCGAGTTGTATTGGGATGAAGTCCAAGAGATGAGGTGCATCTAATGCCTAATTCAAACATGTTTAACAATGAGTCGAGGGAGGCAGCGGAGTCGATCGCTAAGATGGCTCCAGCGCTGCGCTTTCGCATTGAGAACTGGGTCCGTTTGCAAGGTGAGAAGGGCGCCACATCCGACGAGGTGTTGGTTCACTTCGATATTGCCTATCAGACTGGCTCGGCTCGAGTCACTGAGCTGAAGCAGGCAGGCAAGATCGTGCCATCTGGTCGCCGTCGCCGTACCCGCACGGGGCGTTGGGCTGCTGTGCTGGTGCATCGCAGCGTCGCCATTGACAACGATGACCAGGCAGCACCTACCAAGCACACCTACGACGCCATAAGCAATTGGGCGTTGGTGGTACGCAGCGAAGTTGCGATCCTAGAGGAGGCCGCTCGCTTTCAAGAGCCTGAGCGAGTCCGTGAAGAGTGGCTATTAACCCTGCGCTCGTGGCGTAAGCTGCGGGGCTTTGTTCGGGAGGTGATCTCATGAGCTATCATCGAGGTACTGATTCGGTCTCGAGCAGTGGGGTTAAGTTGATCGTCAATAAAACCCCTGCTCACTTCTATCAACGCTACGCAGAGGCAGCGCCTGAGCCTGTCAGTCGTCCGCTGGTCTTTGGGTCTGCGTTCCATGCGCTGGTGCTCGAAGGTGAGGCAGTGTGCCGTCAGCAGTATGGCTTTGCGCCTGCTCATCCTGGTACGGCGAAGTACTCGCAGTGGCTTGCCAATGAGACGTTCGCTGGTGGTTTGAAGCAAGACGACTGGGACGAGATGTTCCGTATGCGTGATGGGGTTTATGCTGACAGCGAAGTTGCAGCGATCTTAGCCGAGGATGCTTTGGTCGAGCGACGCATTGACTGGGTTGACCCAGCGACTGGCGCTAACTGCAAAGCCAAGCCCGACTGGCTAGCGTCTGACCACTCGGTGATGATCGATCTTAAGACCACTGTCGATGCATCCAACTATGGCATCCACTCGGCTATCCGTCGTTATGATTACGATCTGTCCGCTGCCATGTACATCCGAGCGGTGGAGTCTGTGCATGGGGTCTCGCCTAAGTGGGGCTGGCTGTTCGTAGAGAAGGAGAGCGCCCTACCTCGCATGGTCTGGGCATCGGATGAGATCATTGAGGCCGGCAACGCCAAGCTGGAGCGGGGTCTTGCTGTGTATGCTGATTGTATTGAGTCGGGCCGGTGGCCTGGCTACGAAACCCTAAACCTGTAGGAGGTACCATGGAAATCATGGCAAAACTAAAGGCGCCTTTTGCGCCTGAGGATATTGAGTGGCGAGTGGGTCAGACCACGCGCAATGGCGACAAGGTTAGCGCCTTGGCATATCTTACGTCTCGAGCCGTGCAGCAGCGTCTTGATGACGTGTTCGGCCCTTTCGGTTGGGCTACTAAGTACGTCAAAGGTCCTGACGGTGGCGTGGTGTGCGAGTTGTCCTGCAAGGGTCCTGATGGCGAGTGGGTCACCAAGGCCGACGGATCGCCAAACACAGACATCGAAGCGGTGAAGGGCGGGCTGTCGTCTGCGCTCAAGCGAGCCGCTGTGCATTGGGGCATTGGTCGTTACTTGTACGATCTGCCGATGGTCTGGTGCCATCTCAAACCCAAGGGTCAGGTCTACCACCGAGCCAAGTCTGGCAAGGGTATGTACTGGGACCCACCCAAACTCCCAGCATGGGCAATGCCTAAGAAGGCAGGCGCACCAGCAATCAGCAAGCCCGACCAAGAGACGGGTATGGATGAGTGGCGTGAGGCCATCGAGAATGCGCCCAGCGTCGAGGTGCTGCTGGACTTAGGTAAAGACTTAGCCGCCCTAGAAGTGGGCAATGAACTGAAGGCGCCACTGCGCCGACTTTATACGGAGCGCATGATCGCTCTGAAGGGACAATCTGATGGTGAATAAAGTAATGTTAATCGGTCGCATGGGTGTCGATCCTGAGATCAACGTGGGGCAGAGCGGGCCTCGAGCCCGACTGTCGCTGGCCATGAACAGCATGGTCAACGGTGAAGAGAAAACGACCTGGGTCTGGGTCACTGCCTTTGGAAAGACTGCAGAGAGCCTGGCCAAGTACGGCGAGAAGGGGCGTCAGATCTTTGTGGAGGGCCGCCTTGACACCTACGGCGACGACAATCGCCTGTCGGTCACTGTGTTCCGTGTTCAGTACCTGAGCCCCAAGAAGCAGAGCGCAGCGCCTGCAGCTGGTGGTAGCGGGGACTATGGCAGTTACTACCAACAAGGGGGCGATAGTGATACCGCCTCGCCTTTCTAGGGAGGAGTGATGCCTAAGAAGAAGATGTCATACCCGCACTGGGACAAACTGCGCGCTCCATACAATGCGGAGGTGCGAGCCTTGCTGGCGGAGGGCAAAACTTGGCGCGAAACGAAAACACGGCTCACGCTCAATAAAATGCTCTTTGCTGAGATCAAAACATTCCGCGCTGAATGCAAAGCAGTCGATAAAAACTTTTCGATCAGTGACGCTTGTTACTTGGTTCACTTTCGAGCAGCGCAAGAAGCCCTCGAGCGGATCAGGGGGATCATGGGCGACCTGAACATAGAGCATGGGCGGGTTATTATGTTTGAGAATGACTCACCACACCCCGATGGTCTACCTCAGGAGTTTGAGCCCGTCTCAACAGATGAGGATACGGAATGAGCCGCATCGAATTCTTCGTCGATACTCGACCGATCGCCAAACAAAGTTTCCGCATGGGTAAGAGGGGAGGGTACCAACCCAAGCGGGTCACTAACTTTAAGAAGTATGCGCAGGTGCTAGCGCTTGCAGCAGCCAAGGAACAGGGCTGGAAGAAGACCGACCAGCCTCTGAGCATGGACGTGACGTTTGTGTTTCGCCAGCCCAAGAACACCAAGGCTGCTGATCGAACTGTTGCGAAGTGGCGAACGTGCCGCCCTGATTTGGATAACCTCGAGAAGGCGATTACCGATGCTCTTACTGATCTAATGGATGACGACTCTCAGGTTTGCATGAAAACATCCCGCAAGATTACTGCAAGTGAGGATGACGAAGAGGGTATTTGGATCAGGCTTATGGTTATGCATGAGATGACCGGCGTTGGTCGATCAGACAAGACCGTTCGGTATAAGGGGCAACCATGAGCGCAGCTTATACCCATAACCAAATCCGCATTAATTTAGATCCTGAAGTAGCTGAGAGGTTGCAGATCCTATTGATCACTGTTGCTAACGATAACATTGGCGAGCTGGAATCGGGAGATCAGGACATGCTCGATATCGTGATCGACCGCCTTGAGGAACTGCTGCCCCGAAAGGACGCCTAATGGACGCGTATGATCTCGAGGATTTCATGACGATCCTTAAGCGCAGTGGGGTGCCTAAGGGCTACCGCCTTTGGACTGCGGGGTCTGTTTCTTCACCTGTCGATGTTCGCATTGAACTGGCTAGGGATGAGCACAACTGCGTGCTTGGCTCAGTCATTGATGCGCGCCTCGCTGGTGATAAGCACACGGGTTGGTTGCTTGTGAGTGGCAAGGTGGGTCGAGGCAAGACGACCTGGATCACTGCAGCCTTCAACGACTACTGCAAACGCAGGCTCCGACGGTTCAGAGAAGGGGGTCCCGGCGAAAACAATCTGCCCATATGGATCACCGAGGCCGGCCTGTTTACTAATGCCGACCGCT